ACAACACTAAGACTATTAAAACATAATTTCGTATAAACACAAATAACAAAATATTATTTTAATGAGTGAATCAGAAAAGGCAGATAAGTTTACAGAGTCTATTAATGAGAAGCTAAGACAAATGAATTTCCAAAGATTAGAAGAGGCTGAGTGGGATTTACACGACACTATAATGAACCGTGACTCAATTAAGATGACAAGTACTAAGGATTTCGCTATTGCTTTTAGCGTTAAAAAAGATTCTCAATAAATGTCAGAACTTAAAGTAGGTGTTAACTTTGAATTTCTTTTAGACAACTACGAAGATAGTAGAGGTATAGTATTGTTAGGCGGTACACGTTCGGGTAAGTCAAGAGCTACAGTACAATTTATATTCTACTATTGTTTATGTCATACAGGCAAAGAAATAATAATAGCAAGAGACACCAAAGCAAATATAAGATCCACAATATTAAAAGATTTCGAGGCGGTAGCATACGGAACCGATGAGATACCCGCCATGTATTCAGGCTTTAGAGTTAATAAGACAGAACTAACCGCAGAGATTAACGGGAACAATCTAAAATTCATAGGCTTAAATGATGATCCTTTAAGAGTGTACGGTTTAAAGAGTGACCTATTTTTTATCAATGAGGTAATAGGAACTTATGAAAGTTCATTCGATCAGTTAGAACAAAGATGTACAGGTACTTGGATATTAGATAGTAACCCTTCTGTACCTAATTCATGGGCTTATCAATTAGATAAAAGAGAAGACGTAAGATTTTACAGGACTACATTTAAAGATAATCCTTTCTTAGAAGATGAGATAGTAAAGAAGATACGTAGTTACGAACCTACAGACTTTAACATAGAGCAGGGAACAGATGACCCTCGAATGTGGGCTATCTACGGAGAAGGTAAAACATTCAAAGGCAAAGAGATTATATACCCTGATTGGGAAACCTATGACGAAGACCCTGTAGAATACGATCACAAATTCTACGGTCAAGATTTTGGCTGGGTCCATCCTGCTGCAAATATCCAAGTAATCAATAAAGGGAAAAGCTTATACCTAAAGGAAGTTTTTTATGCGTCCTATACAACTACTCCAAACATGATAGAAGTTATCAAAGAAGCTATTAAAGGAGGTGAAGAGACTTACATCGTATGTGATAGTGAAGATCAAAAGGCAATTAATGAATTTATACAAGGGGGTTTACCTGCATTTGCAGTTAAGAAACCCGCAGGAAGTGTACTAAGTGGCATAAGGAAATGCCAAAAGTTTAGTATCTTTATACATAAGGATAGTCACAACCTACAGAGAGAAATGAACAATTACAAGTGGAAAATAAATAGGACTAGTGGAGGAGTTTTAGATGTACCTGTTAAGGAACATGACGATGCAATGGACGCTTTTAGGTACGTTGTATATACTTTTTTATAGTCAATTATTTTTAGTATTTTTGTTGTAATTTACATTCTCAATGAATAGAGTACAGAAGTTTTTCAATAGGTTTGGTAATAAAGCCAATAAGAGTCACACAGTACGGCTAACCTCAAATGACACCTCAAGATTTAAACTATTCAACGGATTGTTTAGTTTCTCATTTGCTAACGATGGTAAGGCTTTTAATAAATATATAGAAGCGTTTAGATCCAATCCTTTAGTATTTACAATCATTACTAATATTTCACGTAACGAATCATCACTACCTAGAATATACGTAGATGCTAACGGTAATGAAGTGACTAACTCTAAGATGCAAGAGGTTTTACAAAGCCCTAACGCCAATCAATTCGAAATAGATTTTAGACAAGAGTTAGATGAGACTTTATTAAGCACTGGTAATGCCTTTATAAGAAGTATAGGTATAGTAGGAAACAATGTAGCAGAGTTAACCGTATTACCTACAGACAAGGTAGATATAGTAATCAACAGTATTAACGAGGTTATCTATTACGTTTACAATCAGAACGACAAAGCAAAGGTAAGAATAGAGTTAGAGGATATGCTACACATTAAAACGACAAACATAGTTCACACTAATGATGAGGCTGCATTTTATGGGTTTAGTCCTTTAGAGGCGGCGTTTAATTTAGTAGTTAGTTCAAATGAAATATTTGAAGCAGAGGCAGCAATATTTAAAAACAAAGGTATAGTAGGTTTGTTGACTAATGAGACAGAAGTACCTATTCTTAATAAGGAACGTCAAAGATTACAGACAGAATTTAACGAAGAGATAGGTGGAGCAGATAGATTTAACCAAGTCCACATAACAAGTAGTAAGTTAAAGTATATTCAAATGGGCATGAGTCCTACAGATTTAAAACTCTTAGAAGGTATTATAAATAAACTCAGGTTGCTTTGCTCGGTGTATGGCCTTAACTCAGTACTGTTTAACGATCAGGCTAACAGTAAGTTTGACAACATGGCCGAAGCTTCTAGAATGGCAATGATTAATTCATACCTACCATTAGGTAAAAAGATAGATAGAAGTTTATCAAGGTTCTTAAACCAGAAGTTAGGTACTCAGGAATTTATTAAGATTGATGAAAAGAAAATAGACGTACTTAAAGTAATCAATACAGACTTAAGCGAACAAATATTAGCACAGTTCGAAGCGGGGTTAATAGATCAAGCACAGGCACAAGATGCTTTAGGTTGGAACGACACCGAATAATCATTATATTTGTATAATGGGTAAACTAACGAAAGACAAAGTAAAACAGCTTAAGAAGGCCAAAAAGAAAATGGTTAAAGGCAATAACTTAATTAAGAAATGAATATCACAGGTAAAACATTTGCAACTAAGAAGGAAGAAATTTCCTACATGGTTAAGCATAAAAAAGATATTGCAGAATTTAAGAAGGCTGTTAAGAAAGAATTTGTACAGGGCTTATCTATGTCTACAGATACTACTGTAGTTAAAGCACTAAGCACATCTAAAGAGACTGATACTGATACTGTAATCAAAAGAACTATTATAGGCAATACTTATAATTGGTTAGACTCTCACGGTGATGTGCATTTAGACGGTACGTTTACTAAATCCATTAGCGAACGTCAAGAAAGAATTTGGCACTTACACGATCATGAGCATAAGATGACAGCCAAGGTAGGTGAACCATCAAGTATATATGAAAAGACTGTAGCATGGTATGAATTAGGTATTGAAAAGGTAGGTACTACTACTTCATTAATGATGGATAGCGACATATTAAAAGACTACAATGCTTTAATGTTTAACCAATACAGAACAGAGAAAGTAGATCAGCACTCTGTAGGTATGTTTTATGTTAAGTTAGACTTAGCAGTTAACGATCCTGACTTTGAAGAAGAACATAAAGTATGGACAACTAACATAGATAGAATAGGTAACAAAGCAGACGCAGAGGAATTAGGTTATTTTTGGGCGGTTAAAGAAGCTAAGTTAATAGAAATAAGCGCAGTACTAGAGGGTAGTAATTCACTAACACCAACAGTAGAAGCTAAAGATATTGAGCCGTTGCGAGACACTCAAAAAAACGAGCCGTTGAAAGACACTCAAAACGAACAAAAAAACAATTTAATTAATTTTTACAAAACTTTATAAAATGAATTTTAAAGAATTTTTAGTATCTAAAGGGTACGAAATTACAGAAGAGACATCAGCAGAAAAAATGGCTGAATACTACTCAGAGTTTAACGATGTTAAGCGAAAAGAATTAGAAGATGCTATTACAGCAAAGAACGAAGAGTTAAAAGAAACTATCAAGTCTGAACTTAAAGATAATCAAGTAGATCAATTAAAAGCTTTGAACGATGCACTTAAGGCACAAGGTTTAGCAATTAAGAAGATCACAGAAAGAGATAACGATGATATTTCTTTAACTAACGCTAATACTCTTGATAAATCTTTAGAGGACAATAAAGAAGCTCTTAAGGCAATGACTGAAGGCGGTGGTAAAGTTACATTGAAGGTTGCAGGTGATATGACTATCATTGGTAATATTTCAGGTGGTAACGTTCCTGTTGAACAAAGAGAAGCAGGTGTAAACAACGTAGCTAGAAGACGTACATTTATTCAAGAATTAGTTAATAGTGGTACTGCTGTATCAAATGTTATTTCTTGGGTTGAACAACAAAACGTAGACGGTACAGTAGGCGGAACAGTTGAGGGTACATTGAAAAATCAAATTGATTTCGATCTTGTTGTAGTTTCTGAGAACGTTAAGAAAAGAACAGCATTTATCAAAGTTTCTACAGAAATGTTAGGAGACATTGATTTTATGCGTACTGAGATTAACAACGAGCTTACACAAAGATTAGCTTTAGATATTGACGATCAAGTATTAAACGGTAATAACGTAGGGCAAAACCTTAATGGCATCATTACACAATCTACGGCATACGCTGCGGGTGCATTTGCTTTGACAGTTGTTGACCCTAATTTAGTAGATGTATTAACTACTGCTGCTAATCAAATTGATATAGCTAACCACTTTGCTACTTCTCACGTAGTACACCCTACAGATCTTACAGCTTTAAGATTAGTTAAGGCGGGTGCTGCTGATGGACAGTATGTTAATCGTTTACAAGATATAGCGGGTAACCTTACTTTAGATGGTATTAGAGTTGTTGCAAACACAGGTATAGCTCAAGATGAGTTCTTAACTATGGATGGTTCGAAAGATACTGTATTTAGTAAAGGTGAAATGACTATACAAGTAGGTTTAGATTCTGATGATTTTACTAAAAACTTTAGAACTGTTCTTATCGAATGGAGAGGTTTAAATAGAATCAAAGGAAATGATAAAACTGCATTTGTAACGGGTACTGTTTCTACTGCAATTACAGCACTTACTAAACCGTAAGAAGCTGATGTTTATATACAACGGCCTCGCTATTAACGTAGCGGGGCTTTGTTGGTAAAAGAAATTAAGTTATGAAAGTAGAGATATTATTAGATCATCCAGCAGGACTTAAGAAAGGCCAAAAGGTAGATGTTAACGAAATGGTAGGAAATAAGTTAATTACTGATAAGATAGCAAAGAAAGTAGGAGCAAAAAAAGCGACAAAGAAAGCTAAGTAATGAGTTTACCAATCACCACAACATCCGATTATAAACTAGGTAGTCTTAAGATAAGTACTACTAGGTTTGACGCGACTGAATTAGAAGCGTATATAGCAGAGTGGGAAGCGCCAACAATTAAGGATCTTCTTAACGATGAAATGTACATAGATATTAGAGATGATAGTCCTTTACATTCTAAATACACCGCTTTAATTAATGGCGTTGACTGGACAGATGATGAAGGAGATGTACACGTATTAAGAGGATTAAAAGAAGTTCTAAAAAGGTTTGTTTATTGGCATTTTAACAGCGATGATTTTGTTGAAACGGTAATAGGCAAGGCTAAGAACCTTAATGAAAATGCGGATAACTTATCAATGGGTACTAACAACCAAGTAATTAACCGCAGATACAACCAAGGAGTAGACAGGTATAATGAGTGCATGGACTTTGTTAGTTTTTACCAAGATTTCACAGGAACGATTACAAGTGATGTAGAAGCCCCCGCAGGAACTTATACTATACAAACACCTTCGACACTCTATTTAGAGGATGGTGACACGGTTACAATTAACGGTGTAGATTATGTAGTAGGTACTTTAGTTGAGAACACAAGCTTTGTTATAACAGGTGCAGCGGGTTTAACACTAGGTAATGAATACACCTACGCACCATTTAATGATCCTAACCTAACTATTATTAGTAAACAATGGCTATAAATGCGACTGATAAATTCGAAGATGCTCTATTTCAAATGGTTCTTGATGTTGCAGGCATTACTTCTAATACCGCACAGATTAGCGGACTTAGAGCAGGTGTAATAGCTTTAGAGATTGAGGCTACTGGATTAGATGCTGTAGTTGATTTAAAATGGCTACAAGGTAATACAGATGATATTACTAAAATGTCACCCGTTATAGATGCCGATACGGTAGATATAGAGACTAGCATAACAAATGGAGATTATTTTTTAATAGCTGAAATGGAGGGGATTTATTTAGGATTAGAATTAAATTTATTAACGGCAACGGCAGGAATTTTAACGATAACAGGTAGAATATGATTACTATTGATTATAGGATTAAATCAGATGCTGAAATATCTAGTTTCAATGTAAATTTAGATAGTTCTAATTCTTCGGTTACACGTTCATTTTCAGGCGGTAGGACTACATTTACAGTTACTCATGGATTAAATACCTTGTTTTTAAATAATGAAGTTTTTAGGGTGTCTAATAGTCGTACCGTTGGATGGAGAATACAACGAGCGGGCGCAAATGCAATAGAAGCGAGCAGATCAGGCAACGTTGCAGATGGGTTATTTAGCATTTCAATACAGAAATAAATGGAAATAAACGACATACTAAAATTATTAGACTTAGACCAAGCTGAAATAAATGCCTTAACTGATAAGATAGGATTATACAATAACACAACTACAGGAAGTTTAGAGTATAACGGTAGTGAAATAGGAGGGGGTGGAACACCCGAGGCAATGTCAATTGTAAGCCTTTCATCAACTGATATAAGCACCTCGATCAACCAATCAAGTCCTACAATTTTAGACTGGGATGTTGAAATTTATAAAGATTCAGGATTTTCCCACAGTAACATAACAAATAATTCTAGAATTGAAGTTGATGATGATGGTACTTATGAAATAGAGGCAAACATCAGGATGGAGTCATCAGATCAAAGGGCGCAATTCGTTGTTAAAATTCTTATTGATGGTGTTGTGCAATCGCAACCCTATGGCAGTAGCTATATTCGTAATAATGGAAGCTCTTCTGATTTTTGGACATGCGTTGTCAACCCGCCTCCCTTAAAGCTTACAACAGGTCAATATATTGAAGTTCAAATTCAGATAGAAAGCCAAACAACAACTGCAATAACAGGTACTTTTATAGGTACAAGCTCTAGTTTTTCAATGGTTCATCTTCAGGGAACTAAAGGAGATGCAGGGGCAACGGGGGCGGGGTCTAATATAATTATACAGGAGGATGATAGTGCTGTAGGAACAGTAACGAGTAAGTTGAATTTTGAAGGTTTTAAATCTGTTACAGATGAGGGATCAAATAAAACAACTGTTATTAATACTGGATACTACCACTTAAAAGATAATAACACAAGTGGTGGCACTATAGATGCACCATTTGATAGCCTTTTAGAGTGCATACCAAGCTCGGGGACTTTAGAGGTAACCGTACCAGTTGCGGGTGTTTATATTATAGGTGGAAAAGTTGATATAGGTACTGATCTTAATAAAGATAATGGTTCTATTCAACTTATGTATGGTATTGATGGTGCTGTAGGCACGTTGACCGATGCGAGACAAAATCAAAATGGAAAAAAAAATAGAAGAAATGGGATACAGGGTACTTGGGGTGATGTTACCTTAACAGCAGGACAAGTAATTACTTTATTTTTAAGTACTTTGGATGATTCTGCAAGTTGGGATAATGGTGAGATATGGATAGCAACATGGGGTTAAGTTCTTGCTTAAGTTGTATAGCTAGCTGTTGCCGTTTAGAAATTGATTTAACAAGAGTGGAATATGAAAAAATAAAAAGTATAGGTTTTTTAAAAGTGTTAAAAACTAGAGCTGATATATTTATAGAAGAATATCCACAATATGAAATAAGAAGGGAATTTTTAAATAGTAAATTTAAAGAATCTTACGCTATAATAGATAAGAATGATGACGGATACTGTAAGCTATTGGATGAGGAAACTAGACTTTGTAAAATTTATGATTCACGACCTTCTGTTTGCTCTGATTATGAAGTTGATGGTATTAGATGCAAAAAAATTAAAAAATTAAATTAATGTACAAACTAGATGTATCAATAATTAATGAATATGCTAATGCTAAGTATTTTACAAGTTGGCTTAAAGAAAATTATAGACCTAATTATATAGGTACTTCTTTTGGATTTAAGATGGTTTTAAATTTCCAACATGAACCTACTGAGGCAGAAAAAAATGATATAATTGATTTTTATACATCATTAACAGTTGCCGATGTAGTACCTGATTTAGATATACTTGCTGTTTATGAACAAATGAAAATCGATGGCAAAAAGTATTTTTCGGAGGCTAAAGCAAAGTATTTCGGAAAGAGATATAAGGATGGGGATTTGAATGACGAAAATATTGATTATATCTATACTAGGCTTGAAAGACCTGAGAGAAGGCTAAATCACGGAGATTGGATGCCTGCATTATATTATATGCAGAATAAAATGGGTGAAATAAATCAAATTGACATCGACAATGGATACACCCAAGAAATACACGACAACATAATACAAGACTTAACAAATTACTTAAATTAATAATTATGAATGACGAGCAAAAAGAGATAATAAAAGAAATTAAAGCTTTAGTTGAAAAGTTGGAAGCGACAATAAAAGGAGACGAGCAAGTTTCAAAAAGTGCTGATGGTGATTGGATCAATGGACAGCCAAAAGAAAGACCTAAAAGATAGTGATAATATTTTTTGCAATATGGCTTTTGCTTATGAGATATTTACCAGAATATTTCGATAGTGATAAGTTGTATTTTTTAATGGATAATTTTTTGATGCTGTTAGTTTCTTCTTATATTTTCAGAAAGTCAGAAAAAATAGTTTTAAATCTTTTTTTTTCAGCATCATGTATAATTATATTTTCTTATAGCTGTTTTGATTTATTGCAAATGATGATTTTAAAAACGAATAGTTTTGGATATTTTAATTATTTGATAAATATGTCCACTGCTCTCGTTGTTTATATTTTAATTTTTAAAAATCGCCATAAGTGGGAAAGGTTAAAAAGTAATAATTACGATAAGAGCAAAATACAAAGGATATGGAGCAAGCCAAATGGTGTTTTAACCCTTTTGGGCGCAGCAACATCTTTAAGCCCTAAATGTTCGGTAAGATATACGTATAATGATAAAACAATACGATTCAAAAAAGGCAATAAAACACCTATACTTTGTGACACGGTTATAAAAAAAACAGATATAATTCAAGACACTAATTTTAATGAAGATTATTTTTATAAAAGATGGGAAGAAATAAAAAATATTAAATATAATTTATTGACTTTTAACTGTAAAATGCTTTTTAAAAATTAATTAAATGGATATTCATTTAATATCAGATATAATTCTTGCTTCAATTGGCTTGCTTGTTGTTTTTTTTCTAGGACACTGGTTCACAGGCGTTAATAACGCTCAAAAAAAACACGGAGAGGCACTTCAAGATCATAAAATCAAACACATTCTGTCAGAAAAGGAGAATGAAAGACAAGATATGGAATTATTGGAGGCGAAAAAAGCAGGAAGGAAAGCAAAGGAAAAATATTACGTAGCAGCTGATGATTTAGCAAAATCTTTAAAATCTTTAGCTGATTCGCAAAAGGGAGATCACATTTTAATCAAAGAAAATTTAACCTTAATAAAACAAAATCAACACAAGATAGATAACATCGAAGAAAGTCAAATTTTCATAGTTAAAGAACTATTAAAAAAATAAAATGGATGTGCTACAAAATATAGGAATAGACATTTTTACAATGGTGTCTTTAGTGGCTTATATTGTACGTATGGAAATGAAGCAAAAAGAATTAGTCGCAAGGCGTAAAGAAGACAAAGACTTTGTAGATAGCGAAATAGAGAAGCTTGAGGAGGCTACTGAAAAATTAGAAATTATAATGCACGAAAGAGTCAACATAGTAAAGGGAGAATTAAAAGAAGACCGTAAAGAAAACCAAGCTGAATTTAAAGAGATCAATTCGACTTTAGCGGAGGTAAAAGCAGACACAAAAGCAATTTTAAGAGCATTAAATAGATAATATGGAAACATTAAGAGGCGCAATAGTAAGCTATGCAGACGAGTATATAGGTAAGCAAGAAATCAAAGGCAACATGGGATTTAAAGACCCTAATTTTGAAGAGAAAATGAAATCTGTAGGCTTTCAAGATGGTTATGCTTGGTGTTGTTTATTTGCTGAATTGTGTTGGGTAGAGGCGTATAGAGATTTTAACAAAGATTCCTCTATAATCAATGAAGAGTTTTCCGCAGGAACGGTAAGAACATTTAGACATTTTAAGTCGTTAGGTTGGACTTCTAAAAATCCCGAAATTGGTGATGTTGTTATATGGCAAACGCACAAAGATGGTAGGGCTAAAACAACGGGACACGCTGCAATCGTTGTGAATATTTTAACTAACGGATATATCGAAACTATAGAAGGTAATACCAATTCTAAAGGAGGCCGCGAAGGTATCGAGGTTGCAAAGAAGAAAAGAAAAATTGATTTTGATAATAATAACGGCCTACGAATGTTGGGCTTTATAAAACCAATGTAATGAAAGATAGATTATTGAAAAAAGGAATGGTTACGACTATTCTAGGCGTTGTTTGTATGGGTGGTGCAATTTATATGCACGTAAGCAAAGAATTTACTTCAATCGAAGCGGGTGAACTTGCCGCAATTGGCTTGATATTTTTACGCTCTAAAGATTCATTAATTAATATAGGCGCGAAATCGTGATAAAATGGATACTCTTATTATTAATTCCGTTATTGTTGGGCTGTAAAGCTCAAAAGAAACTTAACAGGAAAATTGAACGTGCAGAAAAGTTCGCAAAGAAACATGATCTTTTAATTGTAGATACGGTAACGGTAGAATATACTATACACGACACAATTGAGGTCATTACGGAGCGTTTAACGGTAGACACTGTATTTAATATGTTAGAGGTTCACGACACTTTAATTATTGAACGTGACAAGCTAAGAATAAAATACTATTACGATACCATTACAAATCAAATTTATTTAGATGCTATTGTAGAACATGATACGATTTACCAACCGTATGAGAACACTATTTATATAGATGTACCATGTGAAAAAATTAAGCACGTAACGAAAGATAATAGTAATTGGTGGTTATGGGTTATCATAATTATAGAAGCATTAATAATAGGACTGTTCGTCAGCAAATCATTAAAAAGAAATAGTTAAATTTGTAGTATGGCACAACGGCAACAAATAGTTGATTTTATAGAAGAAATTGTAGATGCAATTAATTTAACGCAAACAATTTTAAGTCATTCGGATGATGGTACTAATACTACTATTGAGGTTGCTAATATGTACCACGCCCGTACAGGCTTGATTATAGAGATAGATTTAATTGACTATACTATATTCTCAGTAGATCAAACAACCAACGAAATAGTAGTAGTAGGAGCTATAGCCGACCCTGTAACAGCAATATTATCAACACCTACTTATCGACACGGTACGCCACGAGCAGCCAATCAAGAACTATCTTTAGATTCAGGAACATTAGAAAGTACACCTTTTATATATTTATTTGAAAGGATAGTAGAGAATTTCGACACGAACGAAGAAAGCGTAATAGACAGAAATGTTAGTTTAACCATTGTATTTCAAGACGATTATGATCCTACTGACTGGACTACTGACGATCATTATACGAATGTTATAGTGCCACAAAGAAGGTTACTAGATGTGTTTGTACAGACCTTGGAACAAAGTCCTAAAGTTGGATTACTTAATTCCAAAGATGTCACTAATCAAGTTAAATTTGGAGTATTTACAACCAACAAAGGGTCAACAGATTCGATTTTTAACGAGAAAGTGAGCGGTCCACAGCTCGATATTAACTTTCAGATGCTACACTCAGAAAGCTTGTGTGACACTCCTGTAACTTGCAGACCTGCAACTATAACAGACGGCGGTATAGTTATAGTACCATCAGGCGGCAGGTACACTTGTATTGGAGGCGGTGCATCAGTAAGGGTATCTAATAGCAATGATAGTTATGATGTCACAACAGGGGTAGATTTAGAACTGCCTAACATTCAGTTTACGCAAACTGACGGAACACCTACTAGCGTGCCTAGCATGGAGAATATAATTTGCAACGCAAGCGCAAAAGATTTAATTTGGCAATTTGATTGGAACGCAACAGATGATACAACGGAGACAAAAACGGTAGGTGTATTATTCGCAGGTACTTATACTGGTATTTCGGATGATGGAGGCAGTGGAACAATTACCGTATCTATTAACGGGGGTGCTTTTGTATCATTCACTAGTTTAAATCCTTTGACTTTAATTAATACGGATACAATAGCATTATTTAGAACTACTACAACGAGTGATGGAGATGTAACAATAACGGGTACTTATGTCTAGAAGACGAAGAGATAGCGGAAGTTTTGCAAGCTTTACTGGGCTTTTTGACGCATTTAGCAATGGTGCAGCTGGATGGTCACTAAGAAAATTAAGAAGCGCATACACAGGCAATTGTATAAGAGTTAGAAGAAGCTCCGACAACGCTGAACAAGACATAGGTTTTATCGCTAATGTTTTAGACGAATTAGCCTTAACAAATTTTGTTGGTGCGGGTGAGGGTTATGTTGTTACTTGGTATGACCAAAGTACAAATGGCTATGATGTTACAAACACCACGCAGGCAAATCAACCAAATATAGTAACTAGCGGCACGGTAAATTCTAAAAATGGCAAGCCTTGTGTTACTTTTGACGGAGGTTCGATAACTAAGAGTTTAGCCAGAAATTCAGCAATACCAGAATTAAATAATAGCAACTCATTTTCATTTTTTAATGTTACTAATAATAGAGTAGCAGGCGTTGTAGGACTTATTTGGGGTACAGATGACACAACTACTATATCTGTTAGGATGGCAAAAGATAGTAGGGTTTCTACTAATCGAAATGCAGTAGTAGCCACGACAACAGGTGTTTTTTATGTAAATTTATCAACTGCATACAATAATATAAATCAAGTAATAACAACAGGGGTATTAACAGGTGCTAATTTATCAGCTTATGATAACGGGAATTATGGTGGGGCAATTAGTTACACGGGGAATTATGGTAATAATGATTTTCACATGGGATTCTCCCACCTTGGACTAGGTGCTTTAGACGGAAATATACAAGAAGTAGTAATGTTCAGTGAAGACAAAACCACATCTCAATCATCTATTGAAGGAGATATAAATAACTACTATGGAGTATTTTGAATTTAACACGGAGAAATTAGCGCAAGACTTTTGCGGTATAGTAAATAGAGGTGAGGGATACCCATTACACGAAGACAGCAAAACAATTGCTTACTGTGAGCCTACGCCCTTAACTAACGGAGATATTGAAAACACTATAATAATTAACTGGGGTGTCATAAAGGATAGTATAACTGAGAATTATTATACGGAATAATACCCCCTTTTTATATCATGTAAATTTTAATTATATTTGTACTAGAATTATTAATTAATAAAAAATCAAAATTATGGCTTTAGTTGCTTGTGGTTGTGATGATCCTTTAAACAATTCGGGAGTTCCTGATTGTACAACTCTAGAGGGTGTCGCAATTAAATTTATTGCAGTTCCTCGGCTTGCGGCTGACGGGACCAAAAACAGAATATTATTAACGGATACATTAAATCAGGCGTATTTCGATGCTAAGTTTAACGAATCTGATCCTACTAAGCGTTGGTATCCACTACCTAACATGAAGAATGTTGAGGACACGAGAGCGGAAGTGATAAAGGAAACATTTAACGATAGTTCAAGTGTTATCATCCAAGAGGGCGCAAGATCTGTAGTTGCTTCGGTCGTAGCTCGTTCTACTACTTTCTTATCTAAGATTGAACAATGGTCTTGTCAAGATTTCGACATTTATACTATTGATAAGCAAGGAAATATTATTGGTAAAGTAAGTGCAGATGGATTAGCTTTAGAAGCTATTCAGGTAGATAAGAATACTTGGTATCCGCATCTTATCAAAACTACAGATACAGGTCAGCAAAAAATAATGCTGAACTTTGAATGGTCATCTATAGAAAAGGATTCTAACATTAGACAAATTTCTTTTGGTGATTTAGGTGGAGCTGATTTATCGGTAGCTATGGGTCTATTAGATGTTAACGCTGTTGTTAGTGGAATTTCTACTACTGGTTTTACAGTAACTCAAACATTACCTTTCGGTTCATTGATTTCTCCTATTCAGGTAGAAGGTTGGGTAGTAGGTGATTACACTTTGTTAGACACAGGCGGTTCTCCAATTACTATTACTACGGTTGTAGAGACTCCTGCTAATAGTGGGGTTTATGTTGTTACATATCCTACACAACCTTCGGGAGTAATTACTTTGTCTGCTACTAAGACAGGCTTTGATTTTCCAACTACTATAATTACTATACCATAAGATGTATATTGATTTAGGAAATATAACCATCCATAAAGAGGCTGGTAATACAATGACGTTTGCAGAGTTTAAGAAAAACTACACAGGCGTTATAAGAGGTATATCTTTAGAGGATGCTTACAAGGCTGTAGGAGGCGAAGTAACG